CTTTAAAGAAAGAGTATTCGATGCTATTGTTGATGACATGCAAGAATATGCATTAAAGCTTCTAACTCAAAAATTTAGACAAGTAATAGGGCAAGGAGAGAGTGTCAAGGAAGGAATGCCAGCTGAACAATTTGCTGCATTAACGAAGCATCATGAGAAGATGCACGAAATCCACGTCGATAAAGCAAATGCTGCAAAAGCCGAAGGTAATGCCGAAGCACAGCAATTACACAAAGAAGCAGCACGTCAACATGCAAGAGCAACGAATGCATTAAATATGCAGACTCAGGATGCTGTGGAAAAGTCAAAAGCTGCAACAGCATTATCAAGACAACTAAAGGCAGAATTTGAAGGTGCTGGCAAAGGCGAAAACGTTCCTGCACAACCACAAGTATCATTGAGTGAATTTATCTTAAGTTATTTTGATAGACATACAGGACAGTTTCCAAAAGGCAAAACTTCTGTTTTAACTATGGTCGAAAAAGACTATGGCGAAGAATTCATTGAACCAGCAAAGCAATTTATTGAAATGATTAATAATAAAGTTGCTGAGATGCAAGGTTACAGAGAAGCAGATATAAGTGAAAAATATCGTGCTCCTACTAGTGGTGAAATTGAAAGTTACATTGATACTCCGCAAGACGATGATGTTCCGGTGATTGTTCATTGGGAAGCCGATGACGACGACTTTAACATTTATGTAACAGACAAAACCGGCAATGAAATTCAATTCTCAAGTCAAGACGAAATGCGTTTCCGTTCAGAAGTTAATGCCGAAATGCAAGCCCAACACGACGATTACGGTGATTACAAGTACGAATTGTCGAGAGACCAAGGTATTGACGAGTGGGACACCGACCCGGATCAAGAAAAATCAGATCGTGACGAAAGCATGGATTATTATTTAGATAAAGTAGATCCAAAATGGCAGAGTAGAAATTATTCCGAAGCCGAGGCTTATGAATTTGGGGCCGCTGTCGAACAATTACCTGATAACAGAGATCCAATTTACGGAAAACATGCAGTAATATCAGCAGACGATGTTGTCGATTTACTAGATCGCCGCGGTCAGATTGCTAACAATGAAGACTTAGACAGAATTCAAAGGTTAGCAGGCCTTCGCTAAGAATACAATATAATTCCATATCTGATTTACTAAATTAATTTTGTAAATTATAATTGTATGCAAGCTAACGGATTGTCTGTCTTACTGTGTTTAGTTAGACCAACTGTATTCTCAGAAGGCGCCCAAACGAGTATTTGTAACTTTCTCTTTATATTACAAATATTTAAAAATTTTAAAAAAATAGATTGACATGATAAATAACATAGTGTAGTATTAATTTAAGGTGCTACGCATTAATTAGGCACAAAAGTACATAGATAGGCAAAAATTTAGGAGGCAAAAACTATGGCATCATTAGCAGAAATCAGAGCGAAACTTAAAGAACAAGAATCACGTGCAGGTGGAAATAATACACCCGGCGATTCGGCAATTTACCCATTTTGGAATATTAAAGAAGGTGACACAGTCACTATGCGTTTTCTCCCAGATGGAGATGACAAAAATGACTTTTTCTGGGCTGAACGTCTTATGATTAAATTACCTTTTGCAGGTATAAAAGGCGAAACAGACAGTAGACCAATTCAGGTACAAATTCCGTGCATGGAAATGTATGGCGAAAAGTGCGATATTCTAAATGAAGTGCGCGGCTGGTTCAAGGATCCTACTCTTGAGGATATGGGTCGTAAATATTGGAAGAAACGTTCGTACATCTTCCAGGGGTTTGTAGCGGATAATCCTTTGTCGGATGATACAACTCCAGAAAATCCAATACGTAGATTTATTATTGGACCACAGATTTTCCAAATTATTAAGGCTAGCTTGCTAGATCCAGATATGGAAGATCTACCAACAGACTATACAAATGGACTAGACTTTCGTCTAAGCAAAGGTTCAAAAGGTGGTTATGCAGACTACGGAACATCAAATTGGGCACGCCGCGAACGTCCGTTAAGTGATGAAGAAATGGCTGCAATTAATACAAATGGGTTGTTTAACCTAGGCGACTTCTTGCCTAAGCAACCAGGCGATGTTGAGCAAAAAGTAATGATGGAAATGTTTGAAGCTAGTGTCGACGGCGAACCGTACGATTCGGATCGTTGGAGCCAGTACTTCCGCCCAGCAGGAATGTCGGCAAAGACAGGTGATCCGAACAACTCTGTAACACCTAAAGCACCAGTAACTCCTACTCCGGCGCCAAAGGAAGATGCAGCAGGCGATATTCCATTTAAGTCTAACGAAGAAGCTAATGAGAAGCAAACTGCAACCACAAATGCAGGCGCACAAGACATTCTAGCAATGATTCGTAACAGACAAAGTTCATAAATTTTAATATTTTACGAACACAAAGCACTGGACTTCGGTCCAGTGCTTACTAAACCAATATGGAGAAATTAATGGTATCAAAGTCATTTGACCCTACAAAATTTAGAAACAGTTTAACTAAATCAATTACAGGCATGAGTGCAGGGTTTCATGATCCAACTGACTGGATCTCAACAGGAAACTATGCATTAAATTATCTTATCAGCGGCGATTTTAGACAAGGCGTGCCACTAGGCAAAGTAAGCGTTTTCGCCGGTGAATCTGGTGCAGGAAAGTCATATATTTGTGCAGGTAATATTGTAAAAGCTGCACAAGATCAAGGCATCTTTGTTGTTCTTATTGACTCAGAAAATGCACTTGATGAATCGTGGTTACACGCTTTAGATGTAGACACAGACGAATCAAAATTACTTAAACTTAACATGTCAATGATCGACGATGTTGCTAAAACAATAGCAACGTTTATGGCAGACTATAGAGCTATGGACGACACCGATCGTCCTAAAGTGCTATTTGTAGTTGATAGTCTGGGCATGTTGCTAACACCAACTGATGTAGATCAGTTTAACAAAGGTGATATGAAGGGCGACATGGGTCGTAAGCCTAAAGCACTAACTTCACTAGTAAGAAATAGCGTTAACATGTTCGGCTCTCATAATGTTGGATTAGTTGCTACTAACCACACATATGCAAGCCAGGATATGTTCGATCCTGACGACAAAATCAGCGGCGGCCAAGGCTTCATTTATGCTTCAAGTATTGTTGTAGCGATGAAGAAGCTTAAACTAAAAGAAGACGAGGATGGCAATAAGACATCCCAAGTACACGGTATTCGTGCAGCATGTAAGGTAATGAAAACACGCTATGCAAAACCATTTGAAAGTGTGCAGGTTAAAATTCCTTATTCAACAGGAATGGATCCGTACAGTGGATTATTTGATTTGTTTGAAGCAAAAGGATTACTTGAAAAAATAGGTAATCGTTACAAGTATATTACAAGCGAAGGCGAAGAGATAATTGAATTCCGAAAACATTGGACAGGCGACAAGCTGGAAATTATTATGGAGGACCTCCCAAGAAAAGAGGAGCAATTGCTAAATATCGAAGAAGCTGACAAAGAAGCAGTTATTGAAGATATAACCGAGGAGTAATACTTAATGAATGAAGAACAAATCGCTGATGTTTGGACTTTATTTAAAGAATATTTAGATAAAAAGCAAATAGATATTGTTGCTGAAAAGTTTGTTGATATGCTAGCAGACTACGGAGTAAGCGATGAAGAATTTAAAGAAGTTCTAGGTCACGATGCAATCCTAGACGCAGCAATAGGCTACTATCTAGATATTGATGCAGACGCATTTTACGATGAAGAGGAATGGAATTAATGGGATGGTACAGTAAGGTCACTCGTGATCTTGGACAAATACCAGCAGCAATACATTACTATGAAATTGAACTTATAGCCGCAAAGCAAGAAGTTAAACTAGTCGGTAATGTGGAAAAAGCTGCGGCAGAAATGCCTGGTATTGTTGAACATCGATTTAATCAGCTTCAAGAGATAGAAGCTATTCTGCAATATCTGAATATCGAGCTACGTAAATTACGTAGCTCGTTCTTCAAAAAATATCTCGAAACTTATCAACGTGCATTGTCGAGTAGAGATGTCGAAAAATATGTTGACGGCGAACAAGACGTTGTAGACTACGAAGTATTAATTAACGAGTTTGCACTAATGCGAAATAAGTGGCTAGGCGTACTAAAAGGCCTTGATCAGAAGCAATGGCAGATAACAAATGTTGTAAAGCTTAGAGTAGCAGGAATGGAAGATGCATCGTTATAATGGGAAGATTAAATTCACATAAACCTCAAAAATTTAGAACTATATGTGAAGTACACCGAGAGATGTACGACATTGTTTATGAACTACCTGACAGCGCCGAAAAAGATACAATACTTCAACAAATCGAAGAAATCAAAAATGAAAAACAACAGCTTAGATATCAGAGATTAAACAATGGATAAATTTCAAGACTTTTATATTCTCGAAGGTGATAAAATACTCGAACGTGCTATGCGCAAAGACAGAGTCACCGACGTTAAAGATTATCAAAAAGCGCATTTAAACAAAGCATTACAATTTTGTAAACAAACTCGTATAGGAATTGATATTGGTGCAAACTATGGCATTATGAGTTATAATATGTCAAAGGTATTTGGTCACGTGTATGCATTTGAAATAGATAAAAATGTGTACGAGTGTCTTGATAGAAATGTAAAAGAATTAGGATTAAAAAACGTAGATATATTCCCTTATGGTTTAGGCGATACAACTAAAACAGTTGGACTGAATGTTAAGCCTGGTAAATCATTTTCTACACATGTTAACGAAGATGGCAATGATGCACAAATCAAAACCCTTGATTCGTTTGGGTTTGATTCTGTTGATTTTCTTAAAATCGATGCCGAAGGGTACGAACCCTTAATTATACAAGGCGCAATGAAAACTATCGAACGTTGCAAGCCAATAATCTTTTATGAAAGAAAAGGTCACGAAGAACGTTTTGGTTATCATAAAGGCTCTGTGCTCGAAATGCTTAAAGATTTAGGTTACAAAGACTTAGCTCATATTGATCACAAGAATGGAGTAATAGGTGCCGATTAAATCTGTTGTAAGAAACAACATAACAAAATGGGATTCGTTAGGTATAAATTTTTGGGGTATTAATAAAAATGCCACAAGCACAATAGTTAATCATTTTGCTATAGCAGAAGGTCTAATAAAAGAAGATGAAATTCATTTATCAGGCGGCCAAAAAGGTAAGTTAAAAATAACAGAACAATTCATATCAAGAGACGAAGCATTTTCTAATATGTTTTTGAATTTTACAGTAGTACGAAATCCATATGCTAGATTTGAAAGCTGTTACAAGCATCTTAAATATCCGTTAACTGATGTACAAAAAAATACAAGATTAAAGGCAAAATTTAATCCAAATTGGTCTGCAGATGAATTCTTAGATTTTATTGAGTACATGTTTCAAGATGCAAATTCATCTAAGGTTAATAAACATTATCAAAGACAATCTTGGTTTATAACCAATATTAAAAAAATGGACTATGTTATTAAGTTAGAAAAATTAAACAAAAGATGGCCGTTTAAACATATTACATTTCCGGCATTCATCTCTAATC